TATATAAGTTTAGTGAAGATAAACTAATAGAAGAGTTTACAGACTATATTGATAGTACTTATGCATCTCATTATAATACCAATAAGATACAGTCTATGGAAAATATTATAGATAAAGGTCATGGCACTGGATTCTGCATGGGCAATGTAGATAAGTATGCAAGTAGATATTTAAATAAAGGTACTAGAGAAGATGCTCGTAAAGATTTAATGAAGGTGTTACATTATACACTTCTTCAATTACATATACATGATAATAATTTATAAGGACTAATCATGAAATATATCGTAGATATTGACGGCACTATCTGTCATGCACATCAATTACCCAGTGGTAAATGGGACTATGAAAATCATATACCTATTATGGGTCGTATTTTTAGAATAAATAAACTTTACGATGAAGGTCATACTATTAAATATATGACTGCTCGAGGAGCAGTGAGTGGTGTTAATTACTACGAAATGACTAAACAGCAGTTAGCGGTTTGGGGTTGTAAGTATCATGAACTATCAGTTGGGGAAAAGGAACATTATGATATCTGGGTAGATGATAAAGCTCACAACTCGGAAGAATTTTTTAAATGATACAAAGTATGCGATGGTTTGCTGATAATTGGAAAACTGAAGAAGTTGATGAAACTGTAGTAAATAAAGTATCAACTGCTAAAAATGTATTAGATATTGGTTGTGGTCATAATCCATATAAAAAATTTGCTACAGGTAAGTTTATAGGGATTGATGTATATATTGATACTGCAGACGAACATATAGATTTTTTAAGTTTTAGAACAAAAGAAAAATATGATCTTATTATTGCATATGGAGTATTTCATTTTCATGGTATAGATTTAATAGATTTACAGATTAAAAAAGCAATGAGAATGCTTACTCCTGATGGTGTGCTATGTATGAAGGTAAATCCTGGATTACCTAATTCGGATGGTTCCTCACTTCCGTGGTATAACAAATGGACAAAACCTCTTGCTAGTCACTACGGAGAACTGTATAATAAAAAAGTTAACAATATGAGATATGGACCTCGTGGAAGATTAAAATGGGAATACGAGTAAATGCCAGAGATTCTAGCGCTGCTATCAGGTACTTTTTATGGCTTACTAATAGGCATAATTCCTGGAGCAGGAGCTACTACTGGTCTTATCTTTCTATTTAGTTTTATTACACTCTTTCCAGATCCTTATCTAGCTGTTATTTTTGTTATGGCAGTAGTTGCAGCTAGTACTACAGGTGACACATATACAGGAGTACTACTAGGTATTCCTGGTGCCAACTCAGCAGCAGCTACTATGCTTGATGGTTTTCCCTTAGCACTACAAGGTAAAGCTACATATGCTATTAGTGCTGCTGTTACAACATCTACTATAAATGGATTATTATGGGGTTCACTTACTTTCTTTTTATTACCGTGGTATACTAATCTAATACTAATATTTGGAGTTCCTGAGTTGTGGGCTTTTACTATGTTAGCTTTAGCTACAGTAACCTTTATAAGTAATAAATGGTGGGTCAGAGGATTAATTGCTCTTGCTGCAGGAATATTTATTGGTATGATAGGAGTAGATCCTAATACTAATGCCGATAGATGGACTGGTGGTTGGGAGTATTTAGGTGCTGGAGTACAAATGTTACCTATGATAGCAGGTTTATTTGCTATACCAGAGCTTATTGACGGTCTTGCTAGAAGAAAGAATACTGCTGATTCTACTATATCAAATGGTAGACAAACACTAGATGGTATAAAAGCTGTATGGGATAATAGATGGTTAGCATTACGAGGGGGCTGTATAGGTGCTTTTATAGGAGTACTTCCTGGTCTAGGTGGTGCAATGGCAGACTGGATGGCTTATGGACAAGCTGTAGCTACTACTAAAAATCCAGATGTCCCATTTGGACAAGGTAATATAAGAGGAGTTATAGGCCCAGAAGGTGCCAACAATGCACAAAAAGCTACCTCAATGATTCCTACAGTGTTATTTGGTATTCCTGGTGCTCCTTTTGCGGCAATTATTATTGGATTGTTTGCATATTTAGATTTTGAACTAGGCACTGTTGATTTAGCAATGGATACCAAGTTTTTTGATAGTATGCTGTTTGGATTTATGATGGCTACTATACTTGTAGCTATACTATGTATACTTTTAACTAAGTATATAGCTAAAATTGCTAATGTACCTTATAAGTATTATTTTCCGCTACTATTAGCTTTTATAGTACTTGCTTGTGTTCAGTATACAGGAGGATGGGAAGACTATGCTATACTCATAGTTTGCTCTGTGATAGGTATATCAGCTAAAAAATTCAAGTTCTCAAGACCTGCACTATTATTTGGTTTTATACTTGCAGAGAGAATTGAATCACTAAGTATACAGATGTATGGATTGTATACTTTTGATAGGTTACTGACAAGACCTATATTTTGGACACTGATTGGTATTATCATGATTGTCTTAGTTTGGGGACTAATCAAACGTAATAAACTAGAATACGCGTAAAGAAGGAAAAAATTAATGAAACGTCTACTTTTAACTGTAGCAGCTACTGCTATACTTGCTACATCTGCATTAGCAGACTATACTTTTGTTGTACCCCAACGAGCGGGCCAAGGCACCACCGTGTGGGCAGAAATTATTGCAAAAGAACTGGAACCTTTTCTAGGGGAATCCATTACCATAAAAATGTTGCCAGGAGCTAGAGATATTCCTGGATTTAATAAATGGCATAATGAAATGCGTGATGATGATAAGACCGTCATGGTCTCTCACGGCGGAAACGGTGTATCATTTTTACAAGAAAATGTAGATTATGATTATCGTGAGTACGACAGTGTAGGCATGATGAATTTAAATATCATTGCAGGTAAACGTAAAGGTGAGAATATGGATAAACCTTTCTTTCCTGCTGGATCTGGTATGGTTCCAGAAGCATTTGCTATTGCTCTAATGATTTGCGGACCTAATAAGTCTATGGAAGAGTATATTACATGTTTTAAAGAAAATGTAACATGGGTTAAAGGTATGAAAACTGCAGAACGCAGACTTGCTTTTAAACGTGGAGAACTAACAGGTACTCGCGAGAATCCTGCAACATATAAAAAACATGTAGAACCTGATGCTAATGCTGAACTATGGTTTCATCACGGATTGTTACAGCCTGATGGGTCACATGCAGATGATACAAACTATCCTTCAGGTTACCAAGTAGAACAAATCTTTAAGGAACGTTGGGGTGTAGAACCAAGTGGAGAGTTTTATGATGCTTATAAGTTGGTTAAATCATTCCGTGACGGGCTACAAAAAGCTCTTTGGGTAAATAAAGACAATCCTAATAGAGATAAACTTGCAGCAGCACTAACAGCTATGAGTAAAGATCCTGATGCAATCGCAGCATTGATTAGAAAAAACGGAGATTATGACTGGTATATTGGAGAAGCAGGGGATGCACAACGTGATAAGCTGTTAACTTTTGTAACTGCTAATACTCTACAGAATCTAGTTAAGTTTAATAGTGAAGCTTTAGGATTAGCTAGTGTTTACAAAGAAGGTTTGGTAGACTAATGCAAAGTAGTTGGGACCAATTAAAACCTAGAACAAGTTATCATTTTGATCCCTTCAAAATAGACCCAGCATACGATGCAATGCGCTATGCTGGGCGTTTTACTGGTGACTGGAGTGGTGAGTTAGCACAGACTATTACAAGTAGTGAGGAAATCACTTGGAGAAATAGAAATCCAAAAGATGGCACCAGCAAAGACATAGAATCTGAAGAATATGACCTAGTAAGAAGTGGTGCAGATGCAGATTTAGTTTTAACTAATCTAGAGTATGATTTATTACCAGTATTTCAACGTATGACAGATGCACTAGGTTTAGTCTCTGTAGATAAAAAAGAAATACAAACTCGTGTTCATATACAACAACCGGGTCAGTTATGGAACGTACATATAGATAAACTTGAAAAGTTTAACAAAGCTGATCCACATAGTGTATATAGATTTATGGTTATGTTAAATGATTGGGAGCCAGGCCACTTTATTCAATACGGTAACTTTGTGCATACAGGTTATCGTGCAGGAGAAATATATAGTTTTGATTGGTATAATGTGCCTCATTGCACAGC